CGGGAGTGGCTCGGACGATATCACGTGTTGGTGCGGGCATACGGCGGGGTGCCATGAGCGGCGGGCGACCGGCGGTGCGCGGCGGCTCGTCGAGGGCGACGATACATGAGTACCCCGTTGCCGGCGAGTGAACACGCCCACGCGGTCGAGTTACTCTCGCGGGTGTTGGTCCTCTGCTTCATGACCTTTGCGATGGGGGTCGGGGTCGGGTTTCTCTTGGCGCGGGTGGTGCCGTGATTGCGCTCGAGGACACCATGCCGCGCGCGGAGGTGCTCGAGGCCCTCGACGCCCGGCTCTCGAGTGACGCGGTGGCGGCGGTGGCGGTGGTCGTGGTCGATGCGTCGGGGGGCCTCGAGGTCGAGTGGGGTGCCGCGCGGACGCTCGGGCTCCATGCGGGGTCGATTCTCCGCGGTGCCGTCGCGTATCTGGCCGCCACGATGGACGCCGCCGCCGTCGACGACGGGCGGTCGGACTAGGCACGCCCGGGGGTGGCGCAGTACAAGGCCCGCGTGGATGCGGTGACGAGTCGGCTGGGTGCCCAGCAGCGGGCGCCGTTGCGGGCACGGGGGTCGGGGAGTGGGCCACCGGGGCCCCAGGGGCCGGCGGGCCCCGCGGGGCCGTCGGGAGCGCCCGGGGTCGGCGTGCCGGCGGGCGGCACGACCGGGCAGGTACTCACCAAGAGCTCCGCGACCGACTATGCCACCGTATGGGCCGCGGCGGCGGGTGGGGCGAGTGTCCACGTCGGGCCGTCGGCACCCGCGTCCCCGGCGGTTGGCGATCTCTGGTGGCGGAACGACCCCGACGGCGTTCTCTTCGTGTTCTACGACGACGGCAATTCGCAGCAGTGGGTGCCGGCGACGCCGACCGTCAAAGGCGATCCGGGGCCGGCGGGGGCGGCGGGGGCCGCGGGGCCGGGCTACACGGCCACCTCGACGACGTCTCTCACGGTCGGCATGGGCAACGTGAGCCTCACGACACAACCCGGGCTCGCGTATACGGCCGGTGCCCGCGTGCGGATCAGCCAAGCGGCGCAAAACATCTGGCTCGAGGGGCTCGTCCAATCCTACGATGCATCGACTGGGGCCATGGGGGTCGGCGTCGACTTGACGACCGGCAGCGGCACGTTCAGTGCGTGGAACCTGAATCTCGCCGGCACCATCGGGCCGGCGGGAGCGCAGGGCTCACAGGGGCCGACCGGATCGACCGGAGCGACCGGCCCCCAGGGCCCGAGCGGGGCCACGGGTGCCACCGGCCCCCAGGGGCCGATCGGGCCACCCGGCATCACGTGGCGCGGGGCATGGAGTAGCACGACCGACTACGCCGCCAACGATGCCGTGACCTACGGCGGCAGCTCGTATGGGGCCACCGTGGCGATTCCCGCCAATACCCAGACGCCGGTGGTCGATGCGCGGTGGGCACTCCTCGCGTCGGCGGGGGCGACGGGCGCGACCGGGCCGACCGGGCCCCAAGGTGCGACCGGGGCAACCGGGCCCCAAGGCGCCACCGGGGCCACGGGGCCAGCGGGGGCCGACTCGACGGTGCCGGGGCCGCAAGGGCCGCCGGGAGCCACCGGCGCCACGGGGCCGACGGGCCCGACGGGAGCACCCGGGGTCACCTGGCAAGGCACATGGAGTGCCTCGACGAGTTACGCGATCAACGACGGCGTGGTCTACGCCGGCAGCTCGTACCGGGCGACGGTCGCCATTCCGGCGAATGCACAAACCCCAATCGTCGACACGCGGTGGGCCCTCATCGCGTCGCAGGGTGCCACGGGGCCACAAGGCCCGACGGGGGCGACGGGCAGCCAAGGGCCGCAAGGAGCGACCGGGAGCCAAGGGCCACAAGGCATCCAGGGGCCCGCCGGGCCGGCGACGTACGCGTCGATCGGGGCGAGTGCCCCGGCGTCGCCCGCGGTGGGCCAGCTCTGGTGGCGGAACGATCCAGATGGACGGCTTTTTATCTGGTATGACGATGGCACCTCCCAGCAATGGGTGCCGATCAACCTCGGGTGAACCATGGCAATTCTCGACTTCCCCAGTAGTCCGACGGTCGGGCAAATCTACAACGCACCGAATGGTGCCAGTTACCGGTGGGACGGTGCCGCATGGGTGTCCGCGAGCGCGGGCTCCGGTGGCGGCGGCCTCGGGACACAGGCGCTCTACACCGCCAACGCGACGCTCACGACCGCGAATCACGATTCCCTGATCAATGCGAATGCCGCCGACGTGCAATTGACGTTGCCCGCATTCTCGACGGCCCTCAGCGGCCAAGTGTTTCGGATTACCCGCGTCGATGCGCAGGCGGCGCGGCAAGCGACGATCATGCCGGCGGGGGCCGATACCATCGATGGCGTCAACGCCTTTATCACGATCGCGCCCAACGAATCCGTGACCCTCATGGCGTGCGGCACGGTGGCCAATGCGCGGAATTGGGTCCGCGTGGCCGATCCGACGTGGCGGACGATTCAGTCGTCCAACACGTTGACGCCGGGCGACGGCAACAAGGTGCTGGTGTCGCAGGCGGCGGGGAATGCGCTCCAATGGGGCGCGCGGACGAGCAAGGCACGGCTCGCCGGCGGACTCGTCGCCGACACCGCCGACTCGGTCACCCTCTCCCTCAACGGCGGGGCCTATCCCTTCTCGAGCAATCCCGACAACACGGCCAACGCGTCATGGGCACTCAAGCTGCAAGCGGGGTCAACGGATAATTGCGTGCTCCAGCGTGCCCCGGCGACGTCGGGGGTTCCCGCCTTTGCGAGCCTGCTCACGGTCGATAGTGCGGGCAACCTCTCCATTGGCGCGCAAGGCGTACTCAAAAATCCGAGCGTCACGAGTCAAGCACACCTCCTCCAGCATACCAACGCGAATCTCTACCTCTCGACGAATTTGAACATTGCGACCAGCGGGCTCGACGACAATACGCAACCGTCGTGGCTGCTGAATTTGGGCGCGACGGGTGCGGATCAAATAACCATGCGACGCGCGCCTGCTGGCTCAACGACCTTGACGACCCTGCTCACGGTCGATAGCGCGGGGAAAGTCATCGTGCCCGGGCCGCCGGCCGCCGGGGCCGACCAAGCAAGCCTCGTGCTTGGCAGTCGCACCATGAAGGGGCGCATCCAAGCCCTGCCAGGACAAGATTGGTTCGGAATGGCGTTTAACCGCGTCTTTGCCGGCGCGTGGTCTGAAGACGACACGACAAAAGCCGGGTGGGATTGGTACTTTCAAAACGACAACTTCGCGGTCGAGCGGCAAGCGCCAGCGAATGGCGCGCAGACAACTCTGTTTGTTCTCGATAGTGGCGGAAATCTCACGATCGCCGGCGCGACCGCGGTCAAGGCGAGCGGCACGACGTGGGCAAATCCCTCCGACCCGCGCCTCAAGACCGACGTCGAGCCCTATGCGAAGGGCGTGGCGGAGGTGTGCCAGCTCGAGCCCATCACGTATCGTCTCAAAGCCAACCCCGAGGGACTCTGTTACGGTTTCGACGCCGCCGCCGTGCAACCCGTGTTTCCCGAATGCGTCACCGAAACGACCGCGAAGCTTGACCCCGACGATCCCGAGCCGACGGAGGGCGTGCTCTCGCTCGATATCCACCCGATCTTGATTGCGCTCGTGAACGCGGTGAAAGAGTTAACCGCGCGCGTCGAGGCGCTCGAGGCGCATGCCTGAGCCCGGCACGCCCGGCGCCGGCCGCGTCCTCGGCCCCGACCACCCGTTGGCCATCCGCGCCGCGGCGCGACTCGCGCTCGAGCAACGCAAAGCCACCGCCGCCTACGGCATCCAAGGCGACCCGTGGGCCTTTGTGCGGGATTGCGTGTGGACGCGGGACGAGGCGTCGGGGATGGTGCGCCGCTACCCGTCGCATGAGTACGCCGAGCTCCTCGTGCGACGGTGGCAGGGGACGCCGATTCTCGTCGTCGCCAAGAGCCGCCGCATGGTGGTCACCTGGCTCATGGTCGCCGTCAACGTCTGGCTCGCCATGTTCTCGCCCCTCTCGAAGGTGGCATTTATGGCCCGGAAGCTCGGGCGCACCGAGACCGAGGGGTCATGCGAGCTGGTGCGCCGGGCGCGGTTTATCGTGCAGCACTTGCCCGCGTCCCTGCCCGCGGTCGACGTCGAGTATTCCGTTGGCTTGCTGCGGTTTGGCAACGGGTCGGAAATCGTGGCGCTCGGGGAAGGCGAGGAGCAAGCGCGGCAGCACACGTTTACGTCGGTGCTCGCCGACGAGGTGTCGTATTGGGAACACGCTTTCGAAACGTGGGTAGCACTCCGCCCCACCATCGAGGGCGGTGGACGTATCACCGCAGTTTCGAGTGCCGGGCCAGGCTTCTTTAAAGACCTCGTTCACGATCAACTCATGTAGTAATGTCGCCAGATATCGCCCGGCTATTCGACTTCACGCGGCTTGCACCCCTTGCCAAGGTCGACTTTACTGCGGGGTGCTGGCTGTGGACGGCGGCCAAGGAGCGCGACGGTTACGGGCACGCGTGGCTCGCGGGGCGCCGCTGGCGAGCGCACCGACTTTTCTATGAGTGGCTGGTCGGGCCAATTCCCATGGGGCTACAACTCGACCACCTTTGCCGAGAGCCCGCATGTGTGCGGCCGGATCATCTCGAAGCGGTCACGCATCAAGAGAATATGCGACGAGGCCACGGCTTTGCTGGCGAACACGCCCGGAAAACACATTGCGCCCGCGGCCATCCGTTCTCCGGTTCGAATCTCGCCCCCCGCGGGAACGGGCGAGCGTGTCGAACCTGCCAGCGAGAAGCGAACCGCCGTTGCTACGCAAAAGGTCGCCACCGGCTCGGCTCCTAATGGCGAACGACCCGGGCGAGTGGTACGAGGAGCGCCGCGAGGAGGCGGAGCACCTCGACTTCGCACTGCGCCACCTCCAACGCTATCTTCAACGGCTCGACGATACGCGCCGCGGCCAGGGTATCCGCGCGGCCTTGACGGTCTACTTGGAGCGCCTCGTGCGCGACCTCGAGCGGGCACGGTACGTCGGCGACTAGGGTGCGCTACACCGTTGAGCTCGAGCTGCCCCTCACGGTCGACGTCATGGACGCCACGCACGGCGCCGACGGGACACGAGACACGGCGCCCGAGCCGGATTGGGTGTGCCTCAGTGTGAAACTCGGCCCCTTGGACGTGACCGAGGCGTTGCCGCCCGACATCTTGGCCAATCTCGAGGACGACGCCCTCGAGCGGCTCCGCCGCGCGGCCGACGAGCCTTAGACGTGTCATTCCCGACGACGCGCCACGGGCTCGAGCGAGCCGGCTACCGATTCGACACGGTCGGGCGGTGCCGCGGCACCCGGTGCGGTGCCGAGCTGCACTGGTGGTTTTCGCCCAAGGGCGTACGGATTCCCCTCAACCCCGATTGCACGTCGCATCACACGACGTGCCCCGACGTCGCGCAATTCAAGAAACCGCGGCGCTAGCGCCGGAGCTTCCGCCACCGGCCGAGGGCGACGACGCCGAGCCATGCCGCCTCGTCGTCGGGATCGTCGTAGGCGACCAGCTCATACGCCCCGCCGGGTTTCAAGTGCACGCCGACGCGCATCACCGGCCCCGCCCACGGCACGGGCTCCAAGAGCCCGCCGCCGCGCGGGGCCACGTGCATGCCGTCGACCGAATAGCCGGCGGTTTGGAGGGCGTAGGACGCCGCCATGCGAGCGGTGGCCTTGCGCTCGACCACCGCGACGTAGTCATTCAGCACGCCGACGGAGTCGGGTGTGCCGGCGTAGTCGTAGCGCGGGTGATAGAAGAGTGGTTGCGCCATCACGGGCTCATACCCGTAGTCGGCTTTGAAACACTGCCAGGCTTGCACGTAGCCGACCGCCTCGGGTGAGACACTCGACCAATCCAAGTCGTCGGCGTCGTCCAAGTCGCAACACGCATCCACATGAATGCCGCGGAGCCGCGCGTGCTGGAGCACCGCCGGATGCACCTTGCGGTAATCCGGGCTCACGCCCGCCGCCTCGAGGAGCTCGGTCACCGACGGCTTGCGCACGCCGTCAACCCGGTAAATGTGATTCGCGGCGTCAAACTCCAAGACGCTCGGGCGCTCCGCCGCGACTACGCCCATGAGTCACCGCGGACCACACGCGAAATTGCCGAGCGATTGACACCATAACGCGCCGCGAGCACGAGGGCGTTGCCCCGTTGAAATCGGCCCCGGCCCCGCACGTATTCCGCGCGGATCAGCCTAGCATCCGCCTGAGAGAGCTTCGCGGCATAATGATCCTCTCCACGTTGCGGGCGCGTGCGGTGACGCCCCTTCGCAAGCATATCGTGCGTATTGCTACGAGCGTCCCCAAGGAAGAGATGCGCCGGACGGACACACCACGGATTGTCGCAGTGATGACACACGAATTTGCCTGGTGGGATCGCACCACGCGTAAGTATCCACGCAGCTCGGTGCGCCCCAATGAGAACGCCCTCCACGATCGAAAATTGACCGTATCCGTTGCGCATGCGACTTGCAGACCATCGCCAACACTCCCCCCCGCGATCGACCTTCGACCAGAAACGAGCCACCAGCGTCCGCCCTGCCACGATCGGCCCCTCAGTACCCGCGGCGTACAAAGGGACGCGGAGCTGAATACGAACGCTGAACAAGGCGTGGGCGGGCTCGGGGCTTGGGTGGCGGACCCTCACCACCAAGCGCGGAATCAACGGCGGCGGGCACCATCGAACACAATTCGTCATAGGCCCGCCACGAGCAGTCACCGAGGCGCTCGCGCCCCTGCGTCCGGCCGACCCAATCGACCAAGTAGGCGCGGGCGGCGTCAAACACGGGCTCGTGCTGATCCTCGGGCACCTCGGCACCGCGCACCGCCTCGTGCAGGAGCGCCATCAAGCGGTTGATGCGGGCCGGCGAGAGGGCGTCGGCGGGCGGAGTGCTCCCGCCGTGCGGGGCACGCGTCGGGGGCCGCGTCGGGCGCGGAGCCGCCGCACGCGATGCCGGGGGCGTCGGAAATACCGGAGTGGTGCGCGGGCGCCCGCCGGAGCGGGCCGCCTCGACCGACTTTCGGAGTTGCCCCTCGAGGTCGGTGGACGCCGTGGCGGCGGGGGCCGCCGGAGCGGCGCCACTCTTACTTTTCGGTGTCTGGAAATCGCCGCCATTCTCGTCGTTATTGAACGCCGGCATGTCCTCGATGTCCTGGCTAAATAGTTCACTAAGTCCCGCACAACGCAACACCGAATCCACTTGCGCCGACTTCTGCACCATCTTGATGCACTTGTTCAGGTCGCCGTAATCCTGGTCGCGATGCCGTGCCCCGCGGCCCTCGGCGACAATCAGACCCGTCGGCCCGACCAGCTCGCACACAAGCGCCACCACGCCGGGCTCGCTCCCGAGCATCTCCCATGTCTCGACGTCGCGCCGGAAGCGCGGCCGGAGCTGCAAGAGCCCGCAGAGCTTCTCGGACCCCGGTTTGCACAGCGTCGCCTTGCCGCCGCACTGCGTACACACTGAGCCGGTCGCGTTCATCTTATCCGGGCAATCGGTCTTTGCCCCCTTCGCTCCGACCTTCCGGTGAATCAGCATGTAGTCGATGCCAGCGACGAGGTGCGAGAAAAGCCAATCGACGAAGATTCCTCGTACTGTGGCATACCGTTCCAGCTCAGCGCGGAGCGCTTGCGGGTCATCGATCGCGAGGCCACCGAGGAGCGCCCGAGGCGTCAATTCTGCCTCAGGGGCCGGGGGCGGTGCCTGTACTTCCGTGGTTTCAACGTCCGTGGTCA